ACACGCCGCTCGGAGACGATGCGGGCCGCTTCGGTGAGCATTGCTTCCGCATCCATCACAGCACGCCTCCCTTGGTCTCGATGGCCCAGAGGAGGATGGCGATGGCGTCGGCCTCGTTATCGTCGGTAGGCATGAAGCCACGGTCGCGCACGGCAGCGATCACCGCCTGCTTGTCGGCGTTGCCTTTGCCGGTGACGTGCCGCTTGATGGTGCCCACCGGCACGCCCTGGTAGGCAAGGCCGCGCTCCTCGCACCATGCGGTGAGGCTGGCGAGGAAGCCGCCATAGATGTGGGCGGCATCGGTTGCGGCGTGCCGGCGCACTTCCTCGAAGTAAACGGCCTCGGGCAGCATGTGCTCTGAGGCCAGCTGGTCGAGCCAGCTGCGAAAGCGCAGATAGCGCATGCCGCCGCCGTCGTACCGGCTGGGTCGGAAGGACACAGTGCCGCTGTGGGTGTCGGTTCCGAGGCGCAGCGCCCAGCCCATGCTGGTGCCGAGGTCGAGGGCGAGGATGGATCCTGTCGTGGGGCCGGGTTGGGGGCTGGGGCCGATGACAGGCAGAGTCCGGGTGTTCGAAGCCATGGTGGTCTCCGTCATGAAGGGTGATGTGGGATGGTCAATTGGGGGGCCGTCTGCTCAGTCGGGTGACAGGTCGTCACCGGATCAGCTGCGCATCAGAGGTCACCTCATGGCGGAGCCCGAGGCCTGCCATCGTATGGGAGGACGGGCCAACTCTTCATGTTGGCCCTCCCATACGTAGTATGGGGGCTTTGACACCTAACTGTTCCTTTTGGGCTAAGTCGCTGATTTACATCAGAAAATATGAGTGCGGATGAGTGCGGGTATGAGTGCGGTGCCTCACTCATATTTTGGGCGTAACTCATTGATTTTGCTGAGAACATGATTGGTGCACTCATATGAGTTTACGCCTCACTCATATGAGTGAGCTCGTCTTCGGACCCCTCCGGGTAGACCCAGACCTCGGGATTTTCGACCGCGAGAAAGGACCCTGACTGGGGGCATTTGTAATGGCTGGGGAGTACCCGACGGGGCGTGGAAATCACCTCGCCTGTGGTCGGGTCGGCGGTCTCATCGGGAGGGCCGAAAGTCATCCCCTCCACGCAGAGATAGCCGGAGTGGGAGCGGGTGGCGGGGAAGCCGAACGCGGTCGCATCCCGCACGAATTTCACGAAGCCCTTCGTGCCGAGCACGCTCAGCCGGTCTCGGATCGTGTGCTTGCTGCCAAGACCCCCCTGGTTCTCGAAGGCTTCGGCAAACTGCATCGTCGTGTACAGGCGGCTGCCCGCAGCCTCGTCGAGCAAAACACCAAGGATGACGTCGTGCTTGCGCAAGCGCTCGGCATCGAGCTTGGCGCCGAACTCCTTGCGCACCAGGCGCTCGTTCATCGGATTGATTTCGACCCAGCGGCCATCGACCTTGTCGATCAGCTTGGTCGCCAGTGACGGACCGTTGCGCAGTTCGATCTCGAGGCGGCGCAGTGTGCTGTCTTCATCCGGCCGGTGCATCAGCAGGCCCGAAGTGTAAAAGCCACGCAGCGCACTCGCGCCGGACAGCGCCTGAAACGGATCCTCTCCCACGGCCTTGCGGTTCATCTTCTTGGTGTGGTGAGCGAGGATGATGCCGCAGTCGGGGGCCACGGCCTCGCGCAGCCGCTCGACCCGTTCGTTGAGGAAGAACATCATCGCGGCGTTGTCGTTTTCGCCGCCGCTGTCGGGACCGCCGTCGAAGAGATTACGGATCGGGTCGATGCAGATGATATCGGGCGGTGCGTCCTGAAAATGCTCCCGGATCGAAGCCGCCGCGAGGGCGATGCCTTTTTCGTCAAGCAGGAGGCGGAGTTTCGGCGTCGCAATCAGATTGTCGAGTGCGGCCGAAATGACGCGCGCATCAAGCCGGATGCCTTGGAGCCGTTCCCGCAAATAGTGATACTGGATCTCGGCCTGCAGGTAATAGACCCGCAAGGCACGGTTGGGTGTGAAGCCAAGGAAGGACACACCGGCGGCCATGTGGACGAGAAGGCTGATGAGGAAATCGCTCTTGCCGACCTTCGGTGCGCCGCCCAGGACCAACAGACCACCCGGCGTCAGGACGCGCGGCGCGATAATGTCATCCGGCATGGGAGACGTATCGCCGAGCAGTTCACGCAGCTTGTAGGCGGGCATTGTCGCTGGGGATGCGACTTGGTCCGCATCATTGCGCAGCAGTGCAGGACCATTCTTCCTGACGTGTAGCGCCCACAGGCGGTCGGCTTCCTGCTGCAGCCGCTCCACCGGCCATGCCGGCCGCACCATGGCGGCGTTGTACTGGCAGATCGCTTCCCAACCGTCATCGGGCGTCATCTTGCCGTCGTGGACCAGCCGGACGTAGTGACCGATCGCAGCGCTCGCGCCTTCGAAGCGGGTCCACTGGTCAGTGCCACCCTCATGCACCGGGGTGGTGAGAATGGCTTCAAGCGAGGGTTTGGCACTGGCCTCATGCGTGGGCTCCACGCCGACGCTCAGCAGTGCCGGCATGGCGGCAACCTGTTCCGCGAACTCCGAGAGGTCGACCTCGACGGGGTGATGGTCGCGGATCTGGACGAGCCGCTGAAAGCCACCCTTGTGATACACCGAGCCTGCGACACGGATCGGCTGGTGTGCCGAGCGGAAGTGGGTGTCGCCGCCCACCTTCATGGCGATGTCGCCGCGCAGACGGCAGAGGGCTACGAGATCCTCGCCGGTGGCAGCCTCGGTCAATTTCCACCAGACATGCAGCTTGGTAGGGCCCTCGGGCGTCCGGCCGCCGCTTTCGACGGTGAGCGTAGGCGTGCCGAGGTGGCGCACGAGATGCGCGAGCTTGCCCGGGATGTCGCCCGCATCAAGGTCCACCACGATCGCCTGCATCTGCAGGACCTCGTGGGCACGCGCCTGGCCGTGCTCGGCGACCGTGCCGGGGATGACGTAGAGGGCAGCACCCTCGCGCCACGCCCAGGTGGCGAAGGTCTTGAGCTTGTCGAAGGCCGAGACGTCCGCCTCGATCCAGATGTTGTTGGGCTTGCCGTCGCGGCCCTGTCCCTTGTCGACGAAGCCGCGAACCGGGATCAGGCCTTCGCAATAGCCAAAGACCACATCCAGAAATGTCGCCAGCTGTTCCGCATCGGGCTCGATGCCGAACGGATCCTGCTGCGGGGCAGCGTCGTTGAAATCGCGCCACGGATTGAAGTGGATCACCTCGCCGGTGGGCTTGTCGTCACGATCATCGCTCATGATGCCAGGCTCCAGCAGCGGTTGGCGTATGCGCACATGCGGCACTCGAAGTGATCGCGGTCGCGCGCAATGCGCGGCAGCAATTCGCCGGCATCGGTGGCGCTGAGGATGCGCACGGCGCGGTCGCTCATGCGCTGCGCCAGCTCGGCGTTGAACGGCACCAGTTCGTGGTGGAGTTCGGCCGTGTCCTTGTTGATGGCGGTGAAGAGCGCGGGGTTGCTGGCGAGCCCAGGGACGCTCGCATCCATGTAGGCCTGGTAGAGCGCGATCTGGGCGGCATAGACGGGCTTGCTGACGGCCACCCCGTCCTTGACGCAGGCGCGCCAGTTCCTGGCGTTCATGGTCTTGCATTCCCACAGCGCGGGAACGCCGAGCTTTAGGGCATCGGGCGCGGCTGCAACGATACCATCGACGTGACCGCGGATGCGGCCGTCCGCGACGGCGAAACCGAACTGCTCACCATCAGGGCGATTGCCCTTGCGGGTGTAAAGGTCAACGCCAGCGGCACGCAGCCACTGGATCGCAAGATCTTCGAGCGCATGACCGATGGCGAAGATGCGCAGCGTCTGGCCGGGAAAATCCGCGCCGTCGTCCTTCGGCGCGCCTGCGAACTCGAACTGCAATGCCCGTTCGCAGGCGTGACCCACCCGCGAGCCACCGAGATAATCCCGGCGCGGGCGTGTGGCGTTGTCTGCGGTCAGCGCAGCGTCGACGACGTGGTTGAGGGTTTCCGCGAAACCGCGCGTGTGATTGTAATCGAGCGTCAAAATGGCACCTCCGGGAATTGCTGCTTGTTGGCCGCGGCGATCTCGCGCATCGCGTCCTGAAAGCCGCCGATGGCGACTTCGATGAGGGTGAGGACCTGGGGCTCGGAGAGCTCGATCAGCCGGGTCTGCCAGCCGATCTCCTCCATCACTTCGGCGACCATCTGCATGGCGCGGCGCATGGCGGATTTTTCTTCCTCGGTGAGATCAACCATGGCGGAAGACCTCCGGGCCCGTTGCCAGAAGAAGCCCTGACAGGTGATGGAGCAGAACCACTCCGAGGGGCGCGGCCGGCTCGGGCGCAAGGGCGCCCGCTTTGATGATTTTGGCGGCGAACCCGCCGGGCGCTGCGGCTCGGACCAGCCAAAACCACGCGCTGGCTGCCGACACACCGCGCAGAGCGCGAAGCGCGGATGCCAAGAAGTGAACCGAGCGGCGGCAGAGATGGGTGATGGCGACATGAAGCTCATCCATCACGCTGCCACCGCAAGCGCGGCCTCCTCAGCGCCGAAGACCAGGCTCCGGATCCGATCGCGGTTGAAGCGGAACGTCAGCAGCGCCGAGGCTTGGTAGCGAGTCAGGCTGAAGTCGTGACGGAACTCGGCGGGCAGGTAGGCGAGCTGCCGCTCCGTTGCAGGCTGGTGAAGCCAGTTCCTGGTCTTGTGGGCCGTCTCGTCGGACTCGTTGGTGTTGAGCCAGTCATCGGCCGCCGCGAGGCACACCATCTCTTCGCCGACAGCAAGCAGCCTCGCCTGTTTGCCCTGTGCACCACCGATGCCGTAGTAGCGGCCATCGAGGAAGAAGACCCCCGCCCATGCGTTGAAGCCGTTGGCGACGAGGGCCGCGCCATCGCCGTGCAGGTCGACCCATTCGAAGCTGGAACGCCTCAACAGATCGATCTCGGTCATTACGAACTGGCCGAGCGCTTCGGGGTCTCCGGCTTCACGCTCGCTTTCCCAGACATGACCACAGAGTGGGCATTCCATGACAGCCGCCGGCACTTGCGCTTCGCAGGAGGGACAGGTCTTGGTGGGGGCGTCGCCGGTGACCTCGCGGCCGTTCAGATCGACATCCTGCTCGAGCGAGCCGTGGATGAGGCTCGACGTCCCGAAATCAAGGATGATGCAATCTGTCTTGAGGATGCCCGGGTATTCATCCGGGTTCACAGTGCGCAGGCCCCGGCCCACCATCTGCATCATGGTGGACTTGTAGGAGGACGGCCGCAGCAGCACGACGCAGGAGGTCGGTGGGTGATCCCAGCCCTCGGTCAGGACCGCGACATTGGTGACGACCTGGATCTCGCCACGATCATAAGCGGCGAGTGTGGCCTTGCGGTCGACATCTCCCATCTCGCCATGGACGATCGCAGCAGAAACCCCTGCGGCATTGAAGGCGTCGGCGACATTACGGGCGTGATCGACGGTCGAGCAGAACACCACCGTCTGACGATTGCCGGCTTTCTCCTTCCAGTGGGCGATCACGGCATCCGTGACCGGCGACTTGTTCATGATGGCGTCGACCTCGCCCATGTCGAAGTCGGCGGCGACGCGGCGCACCTTTTTCAAGGCATCCTGCACGCCAACATCGATGACGAAGGTGCGTGGGCTGACGAGGTGGCCGGACGCGATCAGCTCGGCGATGCGAATTTGGTCGGCGACATTGTCGAAGACCTCGCGCAAGCCCTTCTTGTCACCGCGGTTGGGTGTCGCGGTCACGCCGAAGATCTTGGCCGACGGATTGCACTGCAACGTGCGATCGATGATGCGCCGATAGCTGTCGGCAACCGCGTGGTGCGCCTCATCGATGACCAGGAGATCGAGCGCCGGCATGTCGGCGAGGTTCGACACCCGTGACAGCGTCGGTGCCATGGCGAAGGTCACCTGGCCGTCCCACGACTTCGTGTTGGCGTCGACGACCGAGGTGGAAACACCCGGATTGACACGGCCGAACTTGGTGCGGTTCTGATCGGTCAGCTCATCTCGGTGGGCTAGTACGCAGGCCTTTGCATCGGTGCCACGCACCATCTCACCAGCGACCGCCGAGAGCATGATGGTCTTGCCAGCCGCGGTCGGCGCGACGCCAAGCGTGTTGCGGTGGGTGTCGAGCGCAGACAGGCTGCGCTCGACGAACAGTTTCTGACGGGGGCGAAGCAGCATGGCGTGACCTCACTTCGCCCAGGTGGGACGCACGCCGGCGGCGGGCGCAGGGGCTGCCTGCTGCGGGGCCGGAGCCGTATAAGCGGGCTGCTGAGGCTGCGGCGGCGCATAGGACGGCTGTGGAGCCGGATAGGCCGGAGCCGGGGCGTAGCCCGTGGGCACGGCGTGGCCTCCCGTGGCAGCGGCGTACTCCTTGTGGTCGCGCGTCACCGCCTGGCGAATGTCGTTCTTGTCATCGCCATTGCTGTCCTTGCCGACATCGATGCGAGCCATGAACTCGATACCGTCGAGATCGGCGAAGCCGGAGATACGGCGAGCGTTCTGCGCGTCGGGCGAATTGTCCTTGTCGGAGAGACCGCGCGCCGAGTTGAGAATGCCGCGCACGAGGCTGCGGCCCATGTTGGCCCAGTTCGGGCCGGACGCGCTGTAGAGCCCGATCATCGACCAGATCTTGCGCTTGGCGTAGGGGCCCTCGAGCACCGTGTATTCGGCGTCGAGATAAACCGAGCCCGTGGTGCCACGCTTGGCATAGCCGCCGG